GCTCCCCCGAACCCCTCGCCGAACCCACTTGTTTAGGNGGAGATTGCACTGCTATTATTAANCCTATAGTAGAAAATAACACGTTTACATTCGATATAGATGAGAATAACCCTAAAATTCAATACTTTACAATAGAAGTACACGCTACTCCCACGTCCCCTCAATGGAGATATAACGGAATACCAGCAGTTTCAGGGTATTGGTCAGGAGATTTAACGTATTTCGTACAGAATTCCTATAGTTCCGATGAGATAAACTCGGCAGATAGGGAGACTTTTGGTAAATTAATAGGAAATAAGGTAATCATAAAGCAAATCATAGGGGTTAGGCCTAGTCAATCAGGTAAAACTCTTAATTTAGAGGTAGAAGTATGGTGGGAAGCAGGAAAATATACTAAGAGGAAAAAATATTTTCAAAAAATTACATTGAAATAGTTGCTTTTCTGCTTTAAAAACATTATCTTAATTATATATTAAAATATTTAATAATAAGGTATATATAAATATATAAAGATATATAAATAAATATAATAATTATAGTAATTAATCTAATATGACATTAACAGCGGAGAAAATCCATTCAAATTACGAGAAACATCTTAAAATAGTAGATACTTACATAGGTGATCGTAAGGATAAGGTAAAAAAGTTAATAGAACATATAGGTGAAACGTATATTATGGCACCTGCTAGTTCTAAAACATGGCATCATAATGCTATACCCGGTGGATATGTAGATCACGTTAATAGAGTAGTAGAATATGCCATAAAATCCAAGAGATTATACGAGGAAATGGGTGGAACTATAGATTTCACCGATGAAGAACTAGTTTTTGCTGCTATATTTCATGATCTAGGTAAGCTAGGTGATGGAGATACACATAACTATATACCTCAGACTGATAAATGGAGGCAGGATAAGCTACATGAGATGTATAACTTTAATCCGGACTTACCTTTTATGCTTATTCCAGATAGATCTTTGTATATCTTACAGAAATTTGGTATTAAAGTTAGTCATAACGAGTTTTTAGGTATCAGACTACATGATGGAGTGTTCGATAAAGCAAATGAAGCGTACTTCTACAGTCATAACCCTAACTCTAGGATGAAAACTAACATAGTATACGTACTACACATGGCAGATTTCATGGCTTCTAAGGTAGAATACGATATTTGGCTAAAATCTACTGGTGGTGCTACTCAAAAAGTGAAGAAAACACAAGCCTCTACAGGAAGACGAGTAAATTCCTCTCCAGGCCTACAAAATATGCTAAAAAACTTATAAATGGAACTTAATCCTACATTATTTTACATAATCCTTGGTATATTAGTTGCCTTATTGGTAACTTCTGCTTATATTATTAGAAACCTACTAGTAAAAGTAGAGAGATACGAAGATGTCACACAAGATCAAGTGAAATATCTACAAAATATCTCAAATATCGTAGGAGAATCAAAACGACACTTACAAACACTTGATGAAAATGGGGTCTTTCAGTCAGATGATGAAGTTGGTGAATTTTTTAACCAAATGAAAGCAGTACAGGAGCAACTGAACGACTATATGCTTCCCCAAAATTATGGCAAGGAAACGAGCGAAAGCTAATTATTTTACAAAAGAAACAGAAGAATACATAGTAAAATACAATAACTCTACAGACCAAGATTATAGAAATAAAATCTTTACTGAACACATTTACCTCCCTTTTTATAAACTTTCAGAAAATATTATACATACCTTTAAGTTCTACTATACAGATGTCGATAAAATAGAAGATCTTAAACATGAACTGGTATCTGTTTTACTAGAAGAGAAGATTATGAAGTTTGATCCTACTAATGGAGCTAAAGCATACTCGTATTTCGGTACTATAGTTAAAAGGTGGTTGATAAATTACAATAATAAAAACTATAAAAAGTTAAAAAAGATAGGAAACTTTCAAGATATAGAAGAATCTTACGAAGATAACTTAAATATGGACGTACCTTCTTCAAAAACGTTATCTAAATTCTTAGATGAATGGGTAGATTCAATGTATGAACAGTTAGATGAATTATTTATAAAACATGAAGATAAAAAAATTGCTGATGCCGTTCTTACTATTTTTAAAAAGAGACACGATCTAGAAATATTTAAAAAGAAAGCTCTATACATCTATATAAGAGAGATGACAGATTGCGATACCCCTAAGCTCACCAAGGTTGTAACTGTACTTAAAGAAGATTTTAAAAAGAAGTATCAAAAACTATATGATTTAGGTTATCTGACCAATAGTATCTAACGCTATATTTATAATAAAATACTATGAGCTTAGATAAAGAAATATTTAAAGGAAAAACTCTATCTGATCTTTTCGGTGAAATCTACGACAATTCTAAAGAAACTAAAGGTCAAGTAAAAGGCTTAATCGGAGAGTTAAAACCTCTTATAGAAAACATAGGAGACGCTACTCTTATAGTTCCTATGATAAAAGAATATATGGAGATAGGAGTTAAGAATGATGAACATTTGATTAAGTTAGCGACAGTGATACAGCGTATAGAAACAGCTGCTGCTAAAGGAGATACAGATGAATTCGATTTCTCTGATTTACAAGATTTATTAGAAGAGCAAGAAGCTTTAGAAGCTGAAGTAGAAGAAGTAGAGAAACCCGAACAAGATAATGAGCAGATATAATATAGGGCTAGGATTTAATAACGCTAAACAAACTGATTCGTTTAACTCTGTTAAAGCGTCAAAACCTAAACTAGGTAGAGTATACGATATAATACTAGACGATAAACACCCAGATTTCGAACTTTCTGGTTATGCTATAGGAGCTATAAGATACCACCTATTTAACGAAGACTATTTTATAGACGATAAAAACTTTTTAAGTTTTGCATATCCTCTAGATAGTACAACTAGAACATATCCTCTTAAAAACGAAATAGTAGTACTCAGCCCCGGTCCTAACGACCTCTCAGATAGAAGCGATAGTGACTATAAGATGTACTATTCAAGCGTTATATCCATCTGGAATGCAGCTTCTCATAATGCTGCTATGAAAGGAGATGGTAAAAATGTTCCTGAAACCGATCTTGGATACGAAGTTAAAGAACTTGCTAATGTCAATACACTTTATCCTAATCACGGAGACCATATAATACAGGGAAGATTCGGTAATTCAATTAGATTAGGAGGCTATAAAGGAAGTAAAAACATTATTACGGATAATGATAACGAAGGTAAACCATATACTATAATAAGTAACGGAAGAGAATTTACAGGTGATAACGATCTACCGACATATGAAGATATAAATAAAGATAATTCATCTATATATATTACTTCTGATCATAGTATACCTCTAGAAGAAGCTAGAATAAAAAACCTATCAGCTGTAGACAAAAATACTAACGCTAAATCATTTAAAGGTTCTCAAATTATTCTTAATTCTGACAGACTGTTCTTTAATGCTAAAGATAATGATATTCTACTTTCTTCAAAAGAATCTATAGGAGCTTCAGGATTAGATATTAATATAGACGGAGAAGACTATATAAGCTTAGATGCTAAAAAGATATACCTAGGACATGAAGCTAAAGATAGAGATACAGGAGATAGATTACCACAACCTGCAGTATTAGGTGACCAGCTTGAAATTTTACTTCACGATTTATTAACATTAATAAAAACCTTAGGAAAAGAATTAGCTAAAGCAAAAACAGTAGACGGTAAGTTTATACTTAACTTAAACGCTTATGGTAAAATTTTAGAGAACAGTATTTCTAAAAACCTGTTACCTAAAGTAAACCCGTTAAAAAAGAACTCTACTATAAAATCTAAAAAAGTATTTATTGAATAATGCCACACTCACTACTTAAAGATTTTAAAAGCAACGTTGGATACTATACTACTATAGCTCTAACTACAGCAGAAATATATGCTAGAGATTATGCAGAAAAAGAACTAGATAAACAAATACAACTTCTAGTTAAAGATGTATGCCCTCCTACAGCAGAATTAAAGAAAACGTTTAAAAAATTAGAGGCTATAGAAAACGTAACACAGAANACCAACTCAAAAATACAAAAATANAGAGATGTTCAGAAAAAACTCAAAGCAGCAACTACTGCTGGAAAAGTTGCAGCAGACATTCTAGCTCATTTTCCTGCTTTAACTGCTTACGGTGGACCAGGAATGATTGGTTTAGTACTATCATTTCCTCAAGGATTNATCCAGGCTCAATCTAATCTCCTAGTATGGCTACGTAAAACAGTTGAAACGCTAGAAGATGATATTAAAGCAGTAGGAGACTCTATAAGTAGTGCAACCGAAAGATTTGACCCTATACTGTTAAAAATCTCTGCTGTTAAATCACTAGCTACATCATGCGCTACTGATCAAAACTTATCATTAGAAGAAAGACAATCAATACTTGATAATATTAATAGAAAGACTTTATCAGGAAAAGATGCTCTTCAATTTACTGCTAATAACGGTAAAGTATTTTCTATTGAAGTAATAACCGATCCAAACTCTCCTCAGATAGCACCTAAAAGAAAAGCTATAGCAAAAGATAATAGAGGAATAGTAATATTAGAAGGACCTCTTAGTTTTTCTAGTAGTACCGATGTACTTATTAAAGAACTTAAATTTAGAATAAACAATCAACTTCCATAAACCAACTATTTATTAATATGAAACTAGATCAATTAAGAAAAATAATCCGAGAAGAGGTTCGATCAGCCGTAAAGGATGAGTTACAAGAAATGCTTACTGAAGCAGTTAAAGTAGCAAGTGAACCCGTTAAAAGTTCTAACTTAGACTACAAAGCTGTAAAGCAAAAAGATTTAAAAAGATCTTGGTCTACTGGTAGAATGAACCCAGGTACTGTACCATTGGAGGAAATGTTAAATATGACTAAGCAACAAATGACTGGGGAAGATTACAAGAACGTAATCAACGCTGATTCAAGTATGGTTGCTAAACCTAATTTTGCTTCTTCAATGGCATCTAATATGGGTATGACTGAAAGTACTAGACCTTTACCGGGTATAGATATAAGTAAATTAGATTTTGTTAGTAAAGCGAAAGCAGTACTAGATAAATCGTACGAAAAAGATAAAGCAAGAGCAGTTTAATGGCAATAGAAGCTAAAAAAATAAACCCTTTAGATAGACAGCCTCGAAAAGCAGTAGGAGTAGACCTACCCTTTTCTGCAGGATCGGTATTTAATTCAACATATCAAACTAAAGATGCTATTAAAGTAAATTTAATAAACTACCTATTGACTAATACCGGCGAAAGACCTCTTAATCCTACTTTCGGAGCAGGTATAAGAGATTTACTATTTAGTAATATAAATCAAGAAGATTTGGAAAACATTAAAGAAAGAATTTCGTTTTCTATAAAAACATTTTTTCCTAATATAAAACCTACAAAAGTAGAAGTGACAAGCGACCCTGATACAAATTTAGTAAGCTTTTTTCTAAGATATGCTATAGCGGATCAGAATATAGAAGACGAAGTATTAATTAATATAGAATAATGGCACAAACTAGAGACCTAAAATATATAAACAGAGAATTTGACGACTTTAGAAGTCAGCTAATAGAGTTTGCTAAAAATTACTTTCCTGATACATATAACGACTTCTCTCCTACCTCACCTGGAATGATGTTTATAGAAATGGCCTCTTATGTAGGAGATGTATTATCTTTTTACCAAGACTCACAACTTCAAGAAACATTTCTTACCCACGCTAAAGACCCAAAAAATCTTTTTAACTTAGCGTATATGATGGGGTATAAACCAAGAGTAACAGGAACCTCAGAAGCTATAATAAAAGTAGAACAAATTATATCAGCATCAGGAGGAAGTTATATTCCAGATTTTAGCCAAGCTGCTAAAATAAACGCTAATGCAACCATAGTATCTTCAGATAGTAGCCAAACTAGTTTCTTTATTCCAGAACCACTAGACTTTAGCTTTAGTAGCTCTTATAACCCTACTGAAATAGTAGTAGAATCTATAACAGCAGCTAATGAACCTGAAACATATAAATTAACAAAGAATGTTAAAGCAATATCTGGAAAAATAAAAACAGAGTATTTTACAATAGGTACTGCTGATAAATTTAAAACAGTTACTCTTTCTGATAGTAATATTGTACAGGTACTAAGCATTACAGATAGTGACGGTAACGAGTATTTTGAAGTACCATTTTTAGGCCAAGATACTATTTTCTTAGACGAAACTAACAGTTCATCTGATTCAGGTAACGTACCTTATTCATTAGCATTAAAGAAAGTACCAAGAAGATTTGTAACAAGATTTAGATCTAATGGTGATTTAGACATACAATTCGGCTCAGGTATATCGAATGACGATGATAGTATTATTTTACCTGATGCTACAAGTATAGGTAATTTAAGCAACCAAGGGTCTCTCAATTATAATGGCTCTGGTTCTGTAACATCAGCTTATGACCCAACAAACTTTACCTATAGTAAATCATACGGAATCGCTCCTTCTAATACCGTGTTAACTGCAAGTTACGTACAAGGAGGAGGAATAAGTGCCAACGTTCCAGCAAATACTCTTACCTCTGTTGTATACTCTGGTACTAACCTTGGTAGTTTAACATTTAACAACGAATTACCAGCAGCAGGCGGAAGAGATGGAGATACAGTAGAAGAGTTGAGAGAAAACGCTCTTAGAGCTTTTAATGAACAAAANAGAGCAGTAACTCTACAAGACTACACAGTAAGAGCATTATCATTACCGTCAAAATTTGGTAGTATAGCAAAAGCATATGTAACTCAAGATCAACTTACTAATACTAAAAAGAACGACTCTATAGTAGATAATAATCCTTTAGCTCTTTCACTTTATGTTCTAGCTTACGATAATGATAAAAAACTTACTACAGGAACAAAAACATTAAAAGAAAACCTTAAAAAATATTTAGCTGAGTTTATGCTAATATCAGATAGTATAAATATAAAAGATGCATTTATAGTAAACGTAGAAGTAAACTATGAAATTATAGTAAGACCAAGCTACTCTGGTAGAGACGTCTTACTTAACTGTAACCTTGAACTTCAAGATTATTTTGAAATATCGAAACGTAATATAAATCAACCTATAAATATATCAGAACTATTTACTTTATTAGACAAAGTAAAAGGAGTACAAACAGTACAAAAAATAGAAATTAAAAACCTTAACGGAGGTAACTATTCTCAATACGGGTACGATGTATTAGGTGCTACTAAAAACAACGTAGTATATCCGTCATATGATCCATGTATTTTTGAAGTAAAGTTTCCAAAAAAAGATATAAAAGGTAGAGTAATAAACTTATAAGATGGCAGTATATAAAATTTTTCCCGATAAAGACACGTTTATTTTTACAGAATTAGCTACTGCTAATGCCGGATACGATGAAATGATAGAGATAGGAGCATACCCTATACAAGAAATAGGTCAAACTTCGAGAATACTAATACACTGGAAAGATACCGAAATTACAAACGTTGTGAATACTAAAATCGGCTCTTATCCGTTTACAGCTAGTATACATCTCGACATTGCATCAGCATACGAAATACCTGCATCTCACTCAGTAGAATGTTTTCCTGTAGCACAATATTGGGACGGAGGTATAGGGAAATACGGGGATGACTTATATACAGGATCTGAAGATACATCCGGTGGTTCTTGGAAATATACTAAAGCTGGTAAAAAAATAGCCTGGCACGAAGAAGGTTCATTTCCTAACAACGTAACAGGTTCTTATACTAGTGCTTTTGTTGGAGGCGGATCTTGGTATACTGGCTCAAGTGGATTAAATTTAATGTCTACTCAAAGCTTTGATACGAACGATGATCTAGACATAAGAATGGATGTAACTAATGGTGTACATTTACACTACAGCGGTACTCTTAATAACTATGGATTTCTACTTAAGTTTGAAGACGGTATTGAATTTAATACAACTTCTTCAATAAGAGCAAAATACTTTAGTGCTAATACTAATACTATATACCCTCCTACTCTAACCTTTACTTGGGATGATCAAAGTTACGTAACAGGGAGCCTGAATGTATTATCAGACCCTACTGCTTATGTAAAAATTACTAATAACGGTGGAGAATACCCTGACGTTGGTAAACAAAGATTTAGGCTATTAGCTAGACCTAAATACCCTAGTAGAACATTTACAACAGGAAGTATATATAGAACTAATTATGCTTTGAATAGCGGTTCTCTATATGCACTTAGAGATGAATTTACTGAAGATTTAGTCATTCCGTTTAATAGCGCATATAGCAAAATAAGCTGTGATAACTCAGGACCTTATTTTGATATCTTTATGAATGGTCTACAACCCGAAAGATATTACAGGATATTAGTTAGATCAGAAATAGATGGAACCCTATGTACTTTTGATGATGCTAACGTATTTAAGATTGTAAGAAATGGCTAACATAAGATTATCTAAAACTGTATTTAAAAAAGATGAACTTGAAAAATCTATAGATAGTTCCTTTAAGACTTTTGTTGATATAGTTGAGGAAGATAACGATACAGTAGAAGAATTATTTAGATTATACAATAAATTATTTTATGAAATACCTGCAGAGGGAGCAGAAAACTCTCATGAATACCTTATAAGAGAAAGCTCTAAAATGGTTGAATTAGAAAAAGAAGATCTTGAAGTACAGCCATTATTAGATGAGATATCAGATTTAAGAGAAAGACTACTTCAACAAAATGTAAATTCTTTAGATACTCAAAACGAAATTCTTAAAACCATAACTAATCAGTCGTCTGATTCTACAATAGAGAATGAAAAGATGATAGATAGTGTAAGAAAAAATATAGAAAAAGCAAGCAATGAAAGAGTTGAAGCACCAGCTCCAAAGCCTTCAACACAACAGGTTATAGCAGGAAGAAAATTTAGACCTTTTGGAAAACCTGGTTTAAGACCGAATGAAGTAAAAAAATTTGAAGGTAAAGCCTATAGGTGGAACCGTAACAAACAACAGTGGGATAGATTATTCCCAGGATAATAAATGGCTATACAGTATACAATATCACCAATAAACCCTATCGGACTGGAAAACTTTTCAGAAGAAGATATTAAAGTAGTAGACTCTTTTAAAGTAAACGAAACTTTTGATGCATTCCAACATAAGATAGAGCTACATGTATATGGAGATGACGAAACATTAATAGATTCGGTTTATGATTATAGAGGTGAAAAATTTCTTCAAGGCAGTGAAACTGCCGGTACTACAGGTGCTTCTTCTCTCGATATAGATCCAGAATCAGACTCTAAAAAGCTCGGGTATATTTATGGAGGTATAAATCTTGTTTATAATTTTTTAGATAATTTATACAGTGAAAATCAAAAAGGAGGAGAGTTTTTTATTGAAGAGATATCTCAAGATAGAACTGAAATAAGACTTCTTACAAATCAAATAACTGATGAAGACGTTATACGTTATACAGATAAAGTAAAAAAAGATTTAGCAAGTACATCATTTTTTAATGAATTTAGGCTTAATCTNAAGAACAACGATTTATTTATAGGAATAAATATAGATATACAAAAATATAGAGACTTCAATTCTGTTATAGTAAAGCTCTATGAACCGTTACCAGAAGTATATAAATTAAAAGACATAGTTACAGTAGATAGAGTAATCTCTGATACTGTTGCATTTGCTATCGAAACCTCAACTATAGTAGATGAAGTAGAAATACCATACTTAAAGGGCCCTAATTTTAATATAGAGAAACCAGAAGATGCTCCTGCACAGACATCGTACTTAAGTTATAATGACTTATTTTCTTTCCCTACTAATAATACCTATAGAGAACTAAACTCAGCTTTTTCTCAAAAAGGTATTAATCTCAGTATAGATTATTCAGACTACTCTAATTTTATACAATTTAGCTCAGCTGAAGAAAGACTTAAAAACTTTCAATATAAACTTAATCTTATAGAAAGCTATCAGGTAAATGTATCTAAATCATCAGCAATAATAGAGAACGGATATTCTGGGTATATGACAGGAAGTGAAAACTTCTGGAAAGACAAGATAAATAATATACTAGATAACTTTGACCACTACGATAAACATTTA